CGATGCTTTTCGAATAAGTAAAAAACGTCGTTCGTATAGGGCGTGCCGTTATCTTCAGTAAGCGCATAGTATGATGGTCGCCAAACGAACATAACCGTATCGGCATCCTGTTCGATGCTACCCGACTCGCGAAGGTCTGAAAGAATCGGGCGTTTATCGGCTCTTTGTTCAACTTGCCTACTCAACTGCGCAAGTGCAATAATCGGTATGTTTAGTTCCTTTTGCGCGGCTTTTAACGTCCGGCTTATCTCAGCCACCTCAGCCTCGCGATTACCGCCTTTAAAGCCCTCAATAGTCATTAACTGCAAATAATCGATTATTGCCCACTTGCATCGATTTTTACGCACCTCGCGGCGCAATATCCTCACGGCTTCATGTACACCGCAACGCGCTTTGTCGTAAATCAAAATAGGTAACTTTTCGGTTTTACCTATCGATTGCTCGAGCGCGTGTAGTTCGGGTTGTGTTAGGTTACCATCGCGGAGGCGTGCGCTATTAATTAGGCTTTCGCCGTGCTGCAATATGAGGCGCTGGGCTAACTGACTGCGATTCATTTCGAGGTTAAAATAAACGCCCGGCTCATTAAATTGCACCGCGTGAAATAGTGCGAGGGCTGTTTTACCCATCGATGGGCGACCCGCTAAGATTATTAGTTCGGGGTGAAAGCCACCCGTAAAACGATTTAATGCGCTTAAGCCCGTGTTTAAGCCGCTCGTTTGACCTGACTGATACAAAGCGTTGCGGCGGTAATATGCCTGCCGTTCTTCGTCCGATAACTGAGCCATGTTTATGATGTTATCCGTAGGGCTACCGTCCTCGATTAAAGAGTTAAGGCGCTTTATTATTTCGGTTGCCGTTTCAACGCCGCTGCGCATCGTTCCAATTCCTAACGCTTGCTCGGTTAATATTGAACTAACGGAGCGTTTAATATGTTCGTCCTTTAGAATTGCGATATAATCGTTAACGGGTTCGTTATACGATAACTCATTGCCCCAGCTTGCAAGCTCTGAAATGTTTTGAGCGGTTAGGCTTTTTTCGGTTTTATTGTACTGGGCAATGGTTAGGAGCGTCGGTTGCTTTTGGTCTTTTATGATTGCCTTAATGAGCTTAAAACAACTAAGCGCGGTGGCATCTTGAAACAGATGCTCGCCGAGTTGCGGCATTATCTCTTTATAATTTTCGTCCGCGTTTAGGCAAAGAAATATTAAAGCCTGCTCGATTTTTGGTAGTGGTTTCATGCGGTGAAAATTGGGCGGTGGTTAGCCGCCCTGTTAAATTAAACTGAAAGAGTATATTTTCTAACTATATATTTTGAGCCATAACATTCAAAGCATATACCTTGACAATAGTAGTGAAACGCAGGTATAATACCTTTTCCATTACATCTTTCACATTCACAAACCTCAAATCCACTAACATTAATTGCGGCTGTATGTTTTTCTGATACAATGGGGTCTTGAAGAAATTTACCTACTTGCTTTAAAACATCATCCGCATCAATGTAAGGGGTTACATAAGCCCTTCGCACCCGTCCATAGCCTTTTATTTCAATATTGAAATTTATCTTATTGCCATTTGCATCAACATAGTTTTTATTCGTCCATGCTTTGCCTTTTTCTGAAATTGCCACTTTTACAATTCCATCCTCTAAAACCTTATTAAGAGTTTTAACAATGTGGCTACGATTGTCGCCTTGTTCTGGTCTATTAGCAGATTTAAAAAGTTCGTTTACTAAATTTTGTGCTTTCATTGTGTAAGTGTTTAAGAGTTTGATGAGGCAAACATACAACTCTTTTTTGATTCTGCAAACGTTTTCTAAATTATTTTAAAAATATTTTTGTCATTGCATCTTTAAACCCATCGAGGCGCGTGTTACTGTTGAGGTTTTAGGTTGTTTATCGGTGTCGCGTTTATTCCATGTTACTAACCTTCGCCCAGTATCCCACGCATCTTGAGATGTTAAACGTATTTTACCGTTTGCGAGCGGTTCAGTCCAATAGTTGAAAAAAGCGTTTAAAAGCTCTTTAGGGTATCTATCCTTGTAAGGTGTCATAGCTTCGATTAAATCTTGCTCGCTCCACTTTTTAAAGTTAGCGTTAGCGTTATCTTTATTTTTATCCTTCTCTTTATCCTTATCCTTATCCTTATAGGCTTCCGTTTCGCTTTTAATTCGCTTCGGTTTCGCTTCGGTTTCGCTTACAATTCGCTTCGATTTCGGTTTACTTCCGTTTATGTAATTTGTATTTCCTTTAGTTAAAACAGGCTCAAAAGCAATGAATAAAGCCTTTGCCAAACCGCTTAACTGGGGTAGCTTAAAGTCGAGCGAATAAAGAAAAATTGCATCGTATAACTCAAGCCTCGCAGCTTCCGGTAGCTCTCTCATTGCTTCATACATTGAGCGATAAAATATACAGGTATCTCGCTTATCCATATTGATAAAAAACGCCCTTTGATGGCTGCGGTAGGAACGGCTCGGATATTACTCTTTGCCTCGCAGCCCCCAAAGGGCTTCAAATGTTTTTAGCTCATTCGGGTTCCTACTTCCGAACATTCAAATATACAAAATTTATTGATTCAAATACTTTTCAATCGTTTCAATACACTCATCTAACCCCGAGCAAAACAATGCCTCGAAACCTACGTTTTTAAGCCGCGTAAGGACTTCAAATTGTTCGGTAAGGTGTTCATCTTGTTTTAGAGTTCCATCGCGCTTAAACGGCTTAAAATCGCCTTTTTTGATTTCAATGAATAAACCGCTAAACTTTCCACGCGGAGCGGCGATAAACAAATCGGGGTAACCTCTTTGCGGGTTCATGCTTTTGTGTACCCTTGCTTGCCCCATACTCATTTTAGTTCCTGCGCTGAAGTCAAACCTAAAAAGTATTTCGGGGTGTTTTAAGCTCATGTAACGAGCAATGGCAGAATAAATATCGCTTTCGCGTGGTGGGCGGCGTTTCATCGTTTGTAAATATTATTACAAACTATCATATACTCTACGCGCCCCTTAAGCTCGGTTGTTTCGTCGTATAGGTCTATTAATATACTGCGATTGTTTTCGTGGTCGTTAAACACTTTACGATACTTAAAATTGCATTCGAGGTATTCGAATCCGCACGATAGAACGTAAGAGGCTACGTTTTTATAAGTGTGTCCGATAAACTCGGTTAAGTCGCCGAGGTCGTTAGCGTATGTAAGTGCCTCTTTCTTGTATTTGTCCATTGATAAGTTTTATTAAATCGGTTCGTTCAACTTTTAAAAGTATGGCTATTGATGCGGCTGGTATTGCTCCCTTATGCAGCCACCAAAACTCAGCGCACTTTAGTAGTTTCTTTTGGTAGCCTATACCGCTTTCAGGCATCCACCTAATATGCCTATCTATTTCGAGTATTAGCTGTAAATATGCGTATGTACCGTACTTACCTTTAGATTCCATTATGAAGGTAGTTAATGATTAAATCGGTAGCGCTTTCGATTTCAGCGTCATTATGGCGGTACAAATACAGGTCGCTAAACTTACCCGACTTTTTAGCCTTTGGCGGTACACCTATGTAATAAAACTGTTTAGGGTCGAAGCCCATCAAAAGCGAATACCAAACCGCCTGCACGTGGTTACAATGTGCTACCATATCGGCGGCGAATGCCTGTATATTTTTGGCGCTCGTTGTTTTAACGTCGGCAATAATACCGCGCTCAAGCCAACACAAATCCATCATGCCTTTGCCTTCGACCGTTATGCCGCCAACTGTTACCGTGTTTAGGGTAATGTATTCGTGTTCTGACTTGTCGAATAGTTCGCCTAACATCGGCACTTCGTGAATAGCGTTATATACCTTTTGAGTAGTCGTTGGCATACTTTCGTAAGGTTGTTCGAGTAAATCGAAATGGAACGCCGCGCCTTCGGTTAGCGCCTTTTGTACGTAGCTTATGTCGCCCGTGTAAAAACGTTTTATACGGCTTGCGCTAATTGCTGGGTGTTTAATGTATTCGTCGCGTGTCATTCGATAGTTTTTAAAAAATCGTAAGCGTGATTAAATCCGTTACAAGCGCAAGTAATAAAATCTTCCTTTTCCATTTTTTTCGCTTGCTCAAATGCTTCGGTTATTAGTTCACCGAAATCGATAGTAGGTACATCTTCCTCGTGGTATTTGGTAAAAATACTGATTACCCTATCGTAAAAATATTCTGTCGCTGTTTGCTTTTTCATTGCTTAAATTGTTCGATTTGTTCAAGTGAAATAAATATTTGAAGCTCGAAACCTTGTTTTGCAAATAAAAGGAATTTGCCGTTTTCGAGTATGTACTCACGCGGTACGTTCCAGCTTCCGAAATCGTCAACTATGCGCACCGTATCGAAGCGCGTCGCATCTGCGATTAACTTATGATTTAAGCCGTATGCGTTGCCTTTGTTTAACAAGTGCTTTGCGCGTTTGCGTGTTACCGTTAGCGTTCGCGTTGGCATATCTATTTCGCCCACCTTGCGCTCTTTTTGTTCGTTCGCTAGCCGAATCGATAGCCGCAGGGTGTTACCCCCACGGCGTACGATTATGCCATTACCGAAGCTATCTTCGACTATTGCGGTATCGTTATCTATTTTCATCGGATTACTTGCGTTTTATGTTCGTAAAGTTCAATGCCTGCAATGCTATCTACTCCTAAATCCTTCATCGCTTTGGGTAGCCCCTGTATTAAATCTTCGGGGTTTAAGTTGTTATGTGCGAATTGAACCGAAAGCAATTTAATCCAGTCAACCTCACCAACGATGCGCGCCTTTACGGTTGTGCGAATGTTTTTAGTTTGGCTGTTCTCTACCGTGGTGGCATATAGCTTATCGGTAAACGCTGCCATAATATCACCAACCGATTCGGCTTGCTTCATGCTGGCAGTGGCTTCGGCTCTTAACTTAGCTTCAGCGGCTTCTTGTTCAGCCTCGAGCCGTTCGTGGTATTCTACCATGCGTTTTTTAGCGTCTTCGATAAAATCGAGTAGCGGCGCGGTGGCATCCTTTTCGAGTTTAATAAGTTCCTTTTTGAAATGTTCGAGCGGTGTGGTAACCTCTTTACGGGCTGCTTCGATTGCCTTAACTGCATCGTTAACGTCTTTTACAGCGGCGTTCATTGCTGTATATTCGCTAACGTTTACAACGCTGTTAGCCTCTCCGCCTACTGAGTTGCGGGCTATTATTGCCTGAGCGTTTAATACTTGAGGCGAATTAATCGCTAAGTATATTTTTTCGATTGGTATTTGTACCTTTGCAAGTGTGTTCATGTATGTTCTGTTTTATTGATGTGAGGGGCGGTGCTTTACCGCCCCTTAATTATTTAATCCCACGGTAAGTCATTAGCCGCTTTTTGCCCGAATATATCGTCGATGTCGGGTAGTTCCTCAAAGTTCTGAGGCGGCTGCGTTTTAGGTGTAAAATCGTTTTTAAACGTTGCCGAAGTCATAGACTTATATTCGTCCGATTCTTTTACCTTATCCTGTAAAAAGTCGGGAAGCTTTGCGAATACTTCTTGTTCGTGCGCTGTCGGGCTGTATGTGAATGCCTCGTTAATCGGTGCGGGGCATTCGTAGCCTTTCATAAGCGGTGCAAAACTTATAATGTTTGCATACGTGTTATCGCCTTTGGTAACATGCGCAATATTTACCATACACGTTTTACCCAGCATCTTAAAAATATCGAGCTTTGAGGCTTCAGCATCGGTTAACTTTTTACCGAGCCACGCTGAAATATCGCGGCGTAACAAAGCCTTTTCGTTCATTGAAAGGGTGTAGATGCTGCGAACGTAGTAAGGCTGTTCGCCTTTGCTTTCATCGAATACCGCTTTCTCGGTTGGTAGTTCAAATAAGAATTGAACTTTTCGCTTTTTGCCGGGGAAATTTCCCCCTTGCTCGGTCGTGCCGAGGTCGATAATTTGATAGCAGCGCGCAGGGTATGAGCCTTCGGGTGCGATTTGGCGGTTTGACGTACCGCCTACGGGTGCTGTTAAAGCCATTTTAAAAAGTATTAAAGGGTTAAAAATTAAAGATTCTCAGATTGGATAGAGTGTACGAGGTTGAGGTTAATGCCGTCGATAACCTCAATAAACAGCTCGCTGAATGCGTTGCGCTCGAGCGGCTCAAATAGTCGATGTTCAACTGGCACGCCTTCGACTTGTTCGCGGTGGAACTTACGCGCTAAGTTTGCCGCGCCTGAATCGCAGCGCGTGTAGATTCCTTTCATGCAGCCGTCATTAACAAGCATTGTCATAACGCCGCTAAGGTGGTCGTACAAATAAAATTCTGTGTTTTGGTAATTGCGGAAAATGGTAACCGTGTCCATGTGTATAAGGGTTTAAAAGTTTAAAAAGAAAGGGCGGTTATTAGCCGCCCGTTTGGGGTTATTTAGAGTATCTTGACTCTGTGATTAGCATTAACCTTTCGCCTTTGTAATTGCTAACCCAAATATGGTTTGCACCGCGTCCGCAATCAAATGCTAATACTTTAGATACCACATTGTCAATCTCTGCGTATGCTTCTTCGATACGCGTTAATCCTTCGATTTTTGCAGATACCATTCTAATGATTGCTGCGTTTTCGATTTCGCTTGTTGCTTTTACTTTTTCAATTGTCGTGTTCATCGTGTGAATGTTTAAGTGTGTGTGAATGTTTGATGAGGCAAATGTATAACCTTTATTTGAAATTGCAATACCTTTACAAAAATAAATGCAAAATAATTTATAATGTGCTGATTTTCAATGTGCCTAATTTTGCGCCCGTGCGATACCGAAACCGATAAGCGCCCCGAAACCGACCTTTGCCGCCGTTGTTTCGTACCATTTTTTGCGGGGTTGCTCGATTACAAAGCTGCGCAGCCCTTCGGCTACCATGTTTGGGTTATCTATTGCAACTCTTACCACGCTTTCGCGCTTACGAAACGGGAAAACACCGCGTAAAGTGTCGCCTATACCTACCGAAATAGTTGCCGGTATGCTTAAGCTATCGATTTGAAGGTATCCGAGGCGGTTAATTTTGCCCGTAATACTAAACCAGCGCTCAAACTTTTGAAATTCACGCGGCAAAACAAGCGCGGGAACGGTGTCATGTATATAAATCGGTTCGCCTAATTCTATTTTAGTCTTATAAATGGTGCGTGTAACGACCTCAACCGCCGCTTTTGGCTTATCGATTCGCAGTTTTTCGGTTAAATCCTTTAGTTCTGTGATTTGTTGCGCTTGCGTGTAAATCGTTAAGGAATCGTTTACGTGCGTTTTAACGAACTTTTGCTCCGTTAGTGTGGTTTGCGCTTGCTGATGGCATGAACGCACGAATAAAAGGCTTAAAACGGCTAAAAATAGCAACCTTTCAAGCCAAACGTAACTCAGCGATGTATTTTTCGATTCTTTCACGGCATTTGGCGTTTTCGTTTAGTATTGCTTTTGCAACGTTTGGCGGCATTTCGCGCTCGGTTAGGTAAATCTTTAGAACCTTTATTAGCCGCTTATCGATTTGCTTATCATTCATATTTGACGCGTTGCTTTTTTTACTAATGTACGCACGGCTTCGTCCAAATTTACAACCGAATCTTCTAACATCTTCAAAAGGTCGTCGCGTTCTTTTTCGGATATTGATTTATTGCCGCTAATTAGCTTTACCAAACCACTAACAGAGGTTAACGGCTGCCGTAATTCATGCGAAAGCATAAACCGAAATTCCTCAAGTAATACCCGTTGGCGTTCGTGTTCATGTGCGCTTATGCTGGTTACATCAACAAGCTGAAAGCCTATAAAATGCACCGCGCCCATGATGTTGTAAATATTCCAAACGTTAAAGCGCTCAGATAAATTCTTTTGTTTCGTTCGGGCGTAAACTCTCGAGGGTTCGGGCTGTTTGTCTTTAGCCCTTTTAACGGCTTCTATGAGCGTTTCTTTATCCTCAGCACTGCTAACTATATCGACGATGTTTTTCGGCTTTATATGGCTCGCGTAATGCTTAAAAAGCTCGTTAGCGCTTACTATCGTGCCGTCCGATTCGGTAACAACGTAAAATAGGTCTAAAGAATTTTCGAGTATGTACACCGTTGACACATTGCAAATTTAAGCAATAGTGTTAAATTTTACTAAAAGTTTAAACGTTTCGCAAATCGGCAATAAGCGAACGCCACGCAGCGCCGCAAGTCATTAAATACTTAGCAGAAAGCCAAAGCGTAAAGCTAAATACAATGCCGTTTAAAAGTATATCGTAGTTCATAGGCCTCTCCAAATCTTGGGTATTTCTTACGGGCTGAGGTTTCGCTGTGTAGTACGTTGGGGCTGCTAACAAAGATACATCGCAGGGCTGAATAGTGTCGAATGCGGTCAAAACTATTTTGGGCTTTGCTTTCGGTTGTGCCATGACAGCCTCGAAGCTTTCGCGGTTAGCTTGCGCAAAGCTTGTATCTGCATTAGCCGCCTCCCAGCTTATGGTGTCGATGTTCACCTTGTTATGGCGCACGGTCTTTATTGTATCCCTACGAACTTGCTGCATCGCTCTTTGCTTTTGGTATGTATCCTGCGGCGATTAGAGTTGTTACAATTGCCGCGAGGGTTTCGGTTGAAATCACTTTAAAGATTAGTAGAAAGATTGAAACTAATATCATAAGACTTCCGATTGTGCTACGCCAATGCTTAACGATTATATCGATTATTCGCCTTGGTTTGGTAGCACGTTTTCGCATGGTTTAAATTACGCGAAAGCAGCCCGAACGTTGGAGCAATAGTGGCTTAGAAATTACAAAGTGAGAAATACAGATTCGCTTCTTCGCGCCTGCGATTGGTTAGCCCTGTAAGCACTTTGCCGCCTGCCTTATTCCACTTCAGGAACTCATCCAATATCGAAGGGTCGGCTGCGTTTGCTTTGGCTTTTTTTAGCAATGTGGATTTTATCAGCGCACCCGTGCCAACGTTGTAGCTGAATGCTACCAACGCATCGAACTGGCATTGATTCAAATTCGGTAGGTGCTTATTTACCGCCGCTTCAAATGGCTCAAGTGTGGCAAGTAAAAGCTGCGTTGCTTCCTTTTCGCTTGCGAGCTTTTCGCCTAAAAGAATCTTTTTGCCGTTCGGGTAGCGAGTCGAGCCGTAGCCAATTGTCGGCACTCCAGCAGGGCAAAGGTATGAACTAAGCCGCAAGCCCTCGTACTTCTTAATCAAATTGAGACCGAGAAGCGAGGTGGAGCGCATTTAGATGACTAAGTATTGCAGTTGAACAACAACCGATTGAATTACATCATCAATGTTAGGCGATGTAATAGATATGCTTATTTGATTGAATGTGGTATCTGCTGTAATGACGTATGCTTCAAGTCTTGCAACATCTATATCCATAGGCGTTAATACGCCAAAAGCATCACGAGGACTGGCAAAAGCAGAACCAACTGGTGGAGATATATTAAATGAGCCTGATGTGTTACCTCCAGTTAATTCAAAATCGAAGTTAATTGTTGCAGTAACAATATTGTTAACACGGCAGTAATGTGCGCGAATTGGTGCTACGATGCAATTATTTTCGTCGCTTATGGTTGGAGTATATATCCCACTTTCAAACTGCGGCAAACCGTCGTAGATGTTCTGCACTTGGATTTGCTTCGATTGGTCTGCAACGGCATCCACAATGTAAAGAATATCCGTAGGGGTTGCTGCTCCTAACGTGCTTAAATCGGTTACTTTAACGCCTGCCATAAGGGTAGTTTTTAGTTTGGTAAATTTACAAATTATTCAGATACTTTAATGCCTCTTCTGAACTCTTAAACTTTTGCGCATTTAGTTTATGTTCTGTTACTGTGATGCAGTACACGCCCTGCTCAGTTATTACGTGAAAGGATGTTTCATCCACAGCCTCCCAGCGCGGCTCGATTAGATTAAGCCACGGCAAGCCCGTTGAGGTGAACTCGATATTTGTGGATGTGATGTTTACGTTTGTCATTTGATTTCGATTTGATAGTATGATAGCGTTGTTGAGTCCGCGGCTGAACCGTTCTGAATGGCAAAGATAATATATTGGTTAACCGTCCAATCGATGTTTGAATTGGTTAGTGATGCTTGTGCTACAACCGCATCGTTCTGAACCGAGGTTGCAATTGACTGAAGGGTTTGAGTAACAGTTGCACTTTTAACAATCGCATTTCTGTCAATAGCTTGATAGGTTTGATTGATGTTATTTGTCGATGATGACATCAATAAGGTAGGTGCAGGAGTTACAATTGAATCGGCAGTATTCGCATAAATCCTTAATGTCATAAACCCTGCCCCTCCCGTCTTCCCTAACCTTGCCTTGAATTCGATAATGTTTCCAACTGTTATCGTGTTGGCAGGAATCAACACGCTCACAACTTTATTATTGTTGGTGTTTCCTGTTACCGCCGTTTGATTGTTTAGGTCTTTGTAAATCAGTAGCGGAAAGGTTGCAAGCGTTCCGTTTCCACGTACATATTGCGAGGTGCTACCGCCTAACACATTGCCGAGCGAGCGATTCTTCCAAAGGTTATTTGTACCCGTAGTGTAAACTAAAAAGTCATTATTCACGGGCGTTACGGTAACAATATCCACATCAGATAGTTCCTCGAGTTCAGCCCCGTTCTGAACAAACACATAGATTTGACCATTGCCAGAGTTTGCCCTTTCTACTATCCCTATTCGGGTGTAGTGATTAGGCGCATAAGGTTTGACGTTAGTCAACCCCCCTGCCGTATTGCCAACATAAAGGGTATCGCCTGCTGTATAAGCGTTGGTATTCAACCCATCAATTACGCCCTGCGTTATGATGTACCCTTTTTGATTCGCTCCGATTGAACTACTGAATACAAGCCCTATTGTCTTAGCAGATGTTGCCTCGCTTGTGTTATTCGCGAGCTTGACGGTCATCCTATCGCCAGTCGCTCCAAAAGCGTAAACGGGTTGCCCTCGATTAATTGTAACGCTATCCGCATTCGTTACATAGGCGAACATCTGATTCGGAGCAACGCCCAATATTTGGAAGTTCGTGCCGTCATAGATTGCGATGAATTGCTGATTTGCTTGAATATCGCCGCCGATAATTGGCACGTTGTTATTCTTTGCAATGTTAACCGCCCCAAGCCCGTTGATGTTAAGCGTTGATGCTCCCGTGTTCGCGTTGGTAAATCCTATCGCATAAGCATCGTTGAGGTTATACCCAGTAACGCCCGGAATGCTTACGGTGTAGGTATCTGTTCCGCTTGCCTGACCGCCTTGCATTCCCAAAGCTGGGAAGGTCTGTGGCGCTCCCGTGCCATCGAGATACTCCGAGCTTGTTCCCGTTGGTGTATCGAACTTGCCATCGAAGGTATTCCAATCAGCCGAGCTGAGGTAGCCATCTGTTGTGGTATCTGCTTGTGTGATGCTTATATCGGGCGTAGTGCCACCGCTTGAGGCAATCGGCGCGGTTGCGGTTACATCTTCTACAATTGTCGCAGGCAAAACTGGAATAGTAGGCTTGTTTAATATTTCAGCTACACCGCTCGAAGCGTTCCAATCTGAATTAACTTGCGCGGCTGGAATCGTTGGCTTGTTCAATATCTGATTGTTTCCGCTTGTTGCATTCCAATCTGAAGGCTGTTGAACCGTTGGAAATCCCGCGCCAAGATTAACCCAGTAACTTGTATTTGTTGGCAATATTGAATCGTTCGCAGCGATGCAACGATAAACGTTGCCATTATACCAAACAATGTTACCAATGGCGTAAGCGTTACCCGTTGCGCTTAAATGGTCAGTTGTAAAAGGCAAGGCTATTAAAGTGCCGCCGCCCCCACCGCCACCAATAGCGATTAACGGGTCGGCGGGCGTACCGTTTCCGATTATTGTAATGCCGTCAACGGAAACCTCAGTTAAGCAAGGGTTACACGGCAAAAAGTCGGGCGGTAATGGTAGGTCGCCCGTGTCGCAAATATCGTAGCACGTATCTTCCGAGCCGCTTACTATTTCAACCTCAACCTCGATAACAACGGTTGCAAATTCGAAATTAGGCGGTAACGTTTTATCGCCCACCGTGTACCCGTTCGGGATTACTTCATAGCTTACAACGTCGATAATATCTTTAAAACCATAATCGCGACCGCTTACCAACTTAAAAACTCGAGAGGCTACCCAGTCGCCCGCATCTTCGCTATCGCATGGTAAATTGTTTTTTCTAACTACGGCATAAGCTGAAAGATTAAATTTCGTCGAATACATTTGCTTGCATCCGCTTACCCTTAAATTTTCAACCTTTGAAATATTTACTTTGCCGCGTTTTGCCCAAAATAGCGTACCTACTTTAGCGTCGTAATCCGTAACGGGTAGCGCTTGCCCGTCGCCTATATAATAAATCCACCCCTTGTCGCCTGTAAGCTCACATAAACCGTATATGCGGTCGAATATATTACTTACCTCAATTCGTTGGTTTAAACGGTCTATAATGGTTTTTAAAATCATGCTCCCAGTTGTTTGTTTATTTGCTCGATTACTAACTCTGTATGAATGCGCAAAAATTCCTTTTCTTCTTCTTCGGTTGGCAGGAATATAATACCGTAACCCCTGAACGAATCGTAACGCGGGTTTACCTCTTTACCGAATTGTAAGCCCTGAGCCTTTGCATATTCTAAATCATTAAGCATTAATGCAGCGGCTAACCCTTGTTCGAGTATCGGCTCATTCAAAAAGTTACGCCTCAAAAAGCCAGTTAATTCGAGCGGTATTGGTCGGCGCTGTTTTTTTATTATGTAACCGGGCGAATAAGGTGTTTCATAATTACCGCCACGCCTTGCGGGTAATGGTATCTTTTCGCCCGCCGTGTTTAAATTGCCGCCTGAAGTTTCAAATATTCGATTGTACATTAAGCGGCGCAATTCGATAGCGGCTAAATACAAAGGTTCGAAATTATCGAGCCATTGATTATATAGCGCGTCGGTTCGTTTTTTAGCCTCCTCGGGTGTCATGGTAACGCCGTAACGTATTTAATGTTTTTACGGCAATCGAAACAATGGTTATCGTCGGGTAATCGCATATTTTGAAGCATTGCCGTTAACTCATTATTGTATTGGTCGGCTGCAATATCGCGAGCGGTTGTTATACCGCCTAAATCCTTTGCGCCTTTGTTAACGATTACGCTTGTGTTCGCCCGTTGGTTAGGGCTAACCGTCAACGCGTAGTTATATATTTCCACAGCCGTAGCGTATGCCAAAGCTAAACTCATTTGATTACCGATTGAACACAACCAGCCGCGGCGGTCGCAGCTTACCGAGTAATTCAAACTCATTCCCGTCGTGTACTTATTATTTGAGCTACTTAACACGCTTACGCCGTCCGTTGTTAGGTTAATGCCTATTGCATCGACGAACGGGCAAATATGCGCCTCACGAACCGCGCCGCCGCAATCGTAGCAACTACCCTTTTTTGGAATGAATTTAACCGTGTTCATAGTCGATTCGTAAACAAAAGCCAAATCCAACTTGCGGCGCTTTGCTGCGAACTCCTTACCGATATAATATTCGATGCCGCCCGCCGTATACGTTATTGTATCAATTAGCTGAAGCGTAGTCATATCGAAAACCAATATAGGAACGTTGGTATTACTCGAATCAATTGCTATCGTTAAATCGCTTATAAATAGGTTTAGATAGCTTAACGTGTTCGGGCTTATCTTTACACGAATGCCGCCGTAATTACCAGCGCCTAACGCCGTTTGAATGTTAGCGTAATCGGTAACAACTTGACCGACCCTTTTCGATTCGATAATAGTGTCGGCTTTCATCATTGGACTAAGCCGCGTTAAAACGTCGCTGCTAAGTTTTTTCCAAGCGAAGGCGCGTTTATCTTCGAATAACTCAACGCCGTTGTTATATTGGTCCGTTATTAGCTGACCTAAAAAGGTGTTATTTATACCGAGTTCGTCGATATATAAGCCCGTCGTAGGTTCTGCGACGTTGCAATCGCGTAAGCCCAAAAGTGATTCGTAGCACATAGGACAAAGATAAAAAAAAAGAGGGGTAATAAACCCCTCTCATTCAGTTACAAGATTATCAAAACCATTTTGCGTCAATAGGTCTTCATCGGCTTGCGATAATAAACCTATCGACGCTGCTACGGGTTTACAATCTCGATGCAGTTTACGTAATTTACGCCTGCGTATTTGTCGCCTGCTTCGTAAATATCGTCAGGTAATGTAACGAGTTTACCAGTATGCGTCAATACGATTGACAAATTACCGCAATCGTCCTTCATGGTTAAATCAACTGGCAAGCCCGCAGGGGTAAAAGCAATAGTCTTAGAATAATTGCTACCCGCTACTGGTGTAATACCCGCGTTCCATTCTGCCATGTTAAACGATAACCATTGCATCGCGCCTGCGGTCGTTGCTAAGTTTTTAAGCTGTGAACCTTGAGCGGCTGCCAAACGTGCATCGTAAGCGAATCCGAAACCGTTTTGCTGCGAAATCGCCAACAAATCGATACCGAACTGAGTGCAGCAACCAGCTTGCACAGCATTAGCATAACGCTGCATTTCAGCACCACCAAATACCACAGGCGCGCCCGGATAGTTAGCCATGCGTGTTGCTTGTAGGATGTCTGCCAAAGCAAACTCATTCAATGCTTGCCCGCCTGTTTGGCGTGTAGCAACGCGTAAACAATCACCGCTAACGGTGTAGTAACCGCTAACTTCAGTACCCCACTTGCCGATAGCGGCAACGGCTTGCGTAGCTGCGGCGCTTGCTACTTTTCTGTCCATTACGTCCATTAAACGCATGATGCTTTCCAATACGTAACGGCTGTTTTCTTGACAATGACGGGCGATTGCATCAGCCTCAATCAATTGGTCAGCAATATACGTGTCGGTCGTTTCAAGCGTGTACGTAGTTGTGCTATCGCCGTAGGTGTTGGTAGCCGTACAAGTTAAGATGTTGCCACCTTCTTCTACTTCTGTTTCGGGTAGGCGCTGAATCCAACGTGCCTCAACGGTTTTTAGCTTACCGCGTCCCGGTGCAACCTCTTGACGAATTAATTTTACGTTTTCAGGTGAGTTAAGAAATTCGAGGAAAGGTAGCTGTTCGCGCTGCCCAACTTCGATAAAAAGCTCCGAAAGGCTCATTTGCACATTCGGGCATTCGGATAAAATGCGAGAAATTGACATTTTGTTTTTAGGTTTAAGAGTTTACGTTTGCACTTAACAGGCGGCAAACATTCACGCCTAAAAATAATTTGTCATTTGAGCGCTGTAAATTTACGAAATGTTTTTTTCATTTCAAAGCATAGCGAGGGGGTTCTCCCGTGCAAGGCAGTTAAACGATTTTAATCGTACTTAAAAGATTTATTGCCCGTGTACCCCTTTTTTTTATTTGAGGTTGTTAACCGCTCGTCCCTTCTTTTCAATCGCGCTAACTATTTCAACAAATCCCCTCGGTATACTTGAGCCTTTAGCCCCTTGCACTTGGTCGGTGTTGCCCCCCTCGAGTTTGCAGCGCACCTACGCATACCTTAGTTTATAAGTTCTTTAACGACTGCTTTTGATTGCGATTCCTCGCCTATGCTCACGGCTGAACTGGTCGGTTCATCAGCCTGTTAGGAACAAAAAAGCCCCTAAATAGCAAGGGGGTCTATTTAAGGGCGATATATCGAGAATGAATATCCGAGCTTAATTAGATAGCCCCTAACTATCTATTGCAAATATACTAATTTTTTGAAAACGCAAAACATTAAATAAAAAAAGCCTACTTGTTAGGTAGGCTCGAAGGTTAGGTTAATTACAATGCGTTTTCATCGCTCAAGGCTTCTTTAACCTCGTTTAAAAAACTATCCTTTACCCACCTTGAAGCAAATTTATACTCGGTGTTTTTAATAACATCAAAAATACTTATAGTGCCATAAGTTCCAAACTTTTCAGCTCTAACATTAGAAACCCATTTTCTCCAATCTTCAATTGAATTTATTGCATTCCAAGTTGAAACTAAATTTTCGATTCTGTTTGTGTAAGTGTTCATGCTTTAACTGTTTAAATGTTTAACTCTGCAAACATACAAACATTATTTGAATCTGCAAACTATTTCATATAAATATTTAAACTTTTTTTGTAAGTGCTTAATTTACTGCATAAAAAAAAGGACTGGAAGCGACGCCAGCCCTTTTGTATTCGCCTTAACTTATCTATGAACTATACAAAGATATTAAGGTAATTCTATTTTACCAAAAAAAGGTTTATCGCTTACCGACCTTCTACCCTCGCAGCTCCAAAGCTGCCGCGCCCACCAATTCGCCGAGCCTTTCGGTGAAGGGATGCCATTACTACGAGCGCAGTAAGAATTGCCTGCATCCGTGCCGGGCTTAATCCTAAACCCTGAAGCGCCAAAATGAATCTCGTTGCCTTCATCGTCTACGGCTTTGTATTTCTTACCATCGCGTTCGGATGCCGTTACATTATAACCTTCATACTGTGGCATAGTTGCTCTGAATTAATTTATTTTCCAAATATGTTAAAACAACCTCGAGGGCTTTAGTTAATTGCGATGCTTCTAACATTTCACTATTTAAGCCTTGCCGCCACTCAGCATGATGCTTTAAAATTTTATAGGCTTGCTTAATTGTCATTTAACAAAGAAACGAGGGTTAACGCCTTTAATCCTTTTTTCAGCCTGTGATTCGAGCGGCGGTAAGATAGCCGCGCCCTGCCTGTTTAACGGCTTGCCAGCGTGTGGGTTCTTTTGAATGATACCCGCCGCCGTTGCTTCGGCAATCAGTACATCGTTAACACCTAAAAACGCGCCCGCCTTATCTTTGGACTTTAAGCGTTCGCCCGTCTTACGGTCTTTTATAAACGCGCTACCATCATCTTCTAAGTCGATAATAAACTTTTCGTTTATAGCCGATTTAAAGCCCTTAATCGTGTACTCATTTACGGTCGGGTCTAATTTTAATGCGCCGAGTTCGCGCTCAAATACGCTGCTTACCTTAATCGCTTTTTGTTCTTCAGCGGCTTGCGTTTTGTAGCTTTCGAATTGCGTTAACGCTTCCTGACGTGCTTGCTCAACTTCCGAATATTTACGCTCAAGTTGTTTATGTTTCTTTTCCCATTCGGCTACTAATTCAGCCGCGCCGTTACCAGTTGCTTTTTTCTCCCATTCATCGCGCTGCTTTTCGTATTCGGTTTTAGCGCGTTCGGCTGCGTTGCGAATTACATCTAAGCTCTTTTGCTCTTTAAAATCTTCGTCCGTTAACGTAACGCCAAACGGTTCGAATGCACGCTTTACAACGTTCGCAATCGAGCCGTTAAGTTTACCGAGCGTCGCGGCGTGTTCTTTTTGGTCTATCCAATTCGTTTGAAATTTCTCCTTCGCCGTTTCGAGGCTTTCGGCTTCGTCGAGGTTTAAGAACTTTATCAGCTCCATCGCCTCCTCGGGTTTCATTGCCATAAATTATAGGGGTTTCTATTTGTTTTAATTTCAACTCACGCGCCCCGCGTGCCAATAGGTTACTTGCCACAACGTCGGACGCTTGTATCACTTTGCCGTCTGAAAGTAGTATGTACTTCATTCAGCACAAAGATAGTTAATTTGAAATTGCAAAACAAAAAAGCCGCTTTTTAGGGCGGCTCTGATTATCTTGTTAATGATTTAACATTAAATTTTTTTGCAGATTCTTGTCGTAAATTTTTTATTTTAATAAAAATAACATCCCATTCAGGATTAGTAAAATGATATTTATCTATTTCTTCATTTAACTGCAAACCGCCCATTTGTACAAAGTATTCATTTGCTTTAGCTAAATTAATCGCATATTGCTTTTTAACCTCTGCGTTTACTTCAGAATCTTTTTTTAATCCCAAATTTCTTTTAACGCAAGTTGAGCCGTAGTGTAAAAGGGTATCGTTAATTTCAACTGCGTATGTACCTTTTAATTCTGTTTTGCCGCAGCATCCGCATTCGTTAACCGATTCTGTAAAGCCGAAAATTCTGTAAGTGTTCATGGTGTAAGTGTGTGATTGTTTAACAGCACAAATATATAAACTCTTTTTGAATCTGCAAACTATTTCAGAAAAAAAGTAAAAATATTTTTTTTGTTAATCAATATACCCCTCAGCTCTTGCGCGAGCCTTAACCGTTTCGGGAACTTTAGAAGCTGGTACGGGTACTAAATCATGCCGGCAATTCCAACCGCCTACAAACGTAAAAATAGTTCGGCTATCCGTTCCGTCGATTTGCCCCGCCCACGTACCATTTTTAATATCGTTTATACCGGCGCTGTTTTGACCATTGCCCCACGCCTCTATTTCTTTTTTGTGAAATATTTGACCTTGTCTATGTTCACAAAACGGACGCGTAGTAGGTATTTCGCCGCCTAAGTATTGAAACCATTGTATACCGATTTCCTCGTTAACAGCGGCTGAATAACTACGGTCGGCGATAGCCTGAGCAGTTGAGGCGGTTGTTTTAATATGACCTAATAAATTACCATCGAGTTTACTATCCCCTATTATCGTTGCGCTTAATGCTTTCACGGCTTGATTAAGCGGCGCGCGTGCCGCTACATTGCTCGTTAGCTGCTCTAAAAACGGCTGCGTTACGCGCTCCCTTAATCCACTACCAAAAAAAGAATTGATTGCGTTCTGTTGGCTTATTTGAACTAAACGCCGTTGCGCTTCGGTAGGCTCAAAACCAGCCTCGAACTTTTGCGCTATTTCAGTTGATAGGTTAACGCCCTCTTGAATCTGAGTAAGGAACTTTGAAACCGCATCCTTGTATTCGCCACCCGCTAAAACTTTATTAAGTTCGTCGGCTATTAACCCTATGCGGTTAATGTTCGCATCCGTTTGGGTTATATTGCCGTCGCTATCAACGTCCATATCGCGAAGCAACGGCTCAACGGTTCGCCACGCGTCGAGCTGCGCACGTTCCGCGCTCGTTGCCATATCCTTCGGTATCTGTTCAAATAACCGAATCTTTTTTTTAATCAGTTCGTCAAGCGATGCCATTCAATAAATCGCGTTGCGCGGTTTGTATAGGGTCTAATTGCTCGCGTACCTTCGAGGCTGCAATGTTTCTTAACGCTACGATTTGCTCTTGTTGTGGTAAGTCGGTAAACCTCGGCGCATCTTCAGTTGGTATATAATTACGTATTAACTCCATTACTAACTGAGGGGCGCTAAAGTGTAACACGTCCTGCCACTTTTCTACCGTACCGTTTGCAACCCTCGCAGCAATATCGGCGCTACTCATTAATAAAAGTTCGTCCGCGTTTATAATCAAATCGTAAACCGCGCTCGTTTCTTCGTCCGTATAGTGGATTGCCTTAATGTAATTGTAAACATTTGAGAACGTAACCGAAGGCGGTACACCCGCCGCGATACCCTCACCAATAACGGCTAAATAATCGCTTGGTGTGCTTACATCGAAGGTCGTAGGATATACCAACGTAACGCCCCCGAATAAGTCACCATAACGCATCTTACCAGTCGTTACAAGTATAAACTCATACAAGCTGAATAACTGGTCTGAAATAGGCTTTAAAAACGCGTATAAGCTACGCATCTTATTTAAGCTACCCGTAGCCGTTACACCCTCGCCAACGCCTACCGAACTATCGCTCGTTGGTAGGTGTAAAATAGCGCGGGCTTTTTTCATTTGGTTATCTATTTCAACGCGCAAAAAGTTGAGCGTATCCATAGGAGGCGAAACGAATTTTAAATACTCGCCACTTATACCGCTATCGCCTTCACTTACCGAGGTCTTAGGCTTAATCAAAAGCATACCCGTAGGGCTAAAACGCGACTTTAAACCGCCACCACTACACGAAGGGCAAGTTCGATAACCCCCGTTAATAGGGTCGAACAATTGCCCGTCTACGCATTTATTACCTTCCCGGTCAATGAAGTCGCAAACCTCGCCTAACGCAACCATAAAAGGAAATGCGCTGGTAGCTTTGCTTATTTGTAAATAACTTTCATCGAGTACGACTTGGTCTAAGAAAGGAACGGCGGTAATAAAAGGGGATTGAAACGCTATTTCGTCGTTAATGAGCTGAGGCGTACCCATTAGCTTATGGCATGGCACGTACCCTAAATTGTGCTGAAAGTAAAGCACAGGTTCGCTAAATTCCATATCGGACTTTTTACCCGTTTGGTAAATCTTCCAAATATTAGTATCGTCGTAAAGCTCCAAAACGATACCGCTTTTTTCCATCTTAGACCCGCTTTTAACGGCGCTATAATCGTCGGTTATAACAAGATAGTATTCGCCGAAACTTTGCCCTACAATAGACTTACAGGAATAATAATGCGGCATCGGCTTTAATAGCTCATTGCTTATTACTTCGCTATCGTCGCTTTCATCCGTTACCGTTTCTACATCCTCGGGTTCAATCGCTATAATGCCGTTCGGGTCTACCAGCTTTAAAGTCGGTAGCATCGTTTTAACGAATGCCTCAACGCTGCCAAATTTCTTTATTTCCTCGTTAACGAATCGCTGAAAACTATCTTCGCCGAAACGTTCGTCTAACTCAGGGAAATATTTAATACTCCAGTTTTGGTCTGCGAAAGCACGGCTTACCGTTGCCTTGAAATCCTCAAATACGCTTAAGGTAGTAGGCTTATAATTCGCCTTAATGTATTGCGCTTGTACGTCGGTTTGGTTCGGAGCGCGAACGCTTAACAAATGTTCGGGGTAAATATCGGGGCGCGTATGCGGCAAAATACTATCGTACATTTTTGCAGCATAATTATATCCGTCCCAGTATTCAGGGTACTGGCTTACGCCTTGCCGCTGTTTGCTTACGGGGTTTATCGGAGAGCTGCGACTTGCTTCGCTCCAAGTTTTAAACTTAGCCGCAAAACGGTTTACTACCTTGTCGATTTCCTCGGGTGTCAATGCCATTACGCGACTGCTTTAGAAGTTGGGTTAACGATAACGTGCGAACCGCACGACTTTGAACGGCAAATTGTAGGTTTCATAATAGCTTAATTATTTTGTCGTGTTGACTTTGCAAAAATACTTTATTATCCATTTGCTTACGCCAAAGGGCGTTAGATTGAATCTTTAAATCTGCGATGTGCTGCGCAATATTAGCAGGGTGGGCAATCTTAATTAACTCGATTTGGTTAGCTAAACAATGTACCGATAGTTGCACATCGACGTAATTATTACGCTCAAATTGAACCTCTTTTAAATTTAAAATTGATTCATCCCAAACCGACAAACCTACACCTAGCATTGAACATTTAACATCTGTTTCAAACGTTTTCCACGATTCGAGGTTAGCCCACGATTTAAAATAATCTTTGTCATTTAAAAACCGATAGCCCCAAAATGAACAATATGCGTTAGGGTTTCGTTCTAAGCCCTTTAAAGCGGTTTCAATGTATTGGTTAGATGCTATAAAGTCATCGTCAATAATTAAGTTAACGCCATTACCAACGTGCTTTAATCGTTCAGCAGAGCCTTTATTCGTATCGTTGTAAACATAGCTTAACTCAATCGCGCTTTTAAATTCGTGCCGAAAGCCCTGCAATATAATAGTAATCAAATCGGGCTTAATCGATTGTTTATTTAACGAATCAATTAGCCTCTGAGCTACGTATATTCGGTTGCGCTGAACTGCTATGTTAACTTGTATGTTCACGCCTTGCGATTCATAATTGTTAAACCGTTTGCCGCTGGGGTATCTAAAGTTACCGACTTATAACCATAAGCCCTCGCATAATTTACAAGGCGCGCCATATCAGGAAACTTAATTGTATCATGATAAACGAGGGTAGAGCCTTTAGTAATTAGGTTTTCAACAGCCTTAAACTCGGGCAAAGCATGACCCCACTCGTGAACCGTATCAATGTAAACCAAATCGAACCCGCCACCCTTTAAAGAGTTACACGTTTTAATTGAATCACCTAAAATAAATTCAACTAAAGGGTTCGCCTCGGTTAGTTGCTTAAACGCTTCACTACGGCTATCTTTAATATCTACCGTAACAAGTTGACCGCCCAAAGGCAAAGCCCTTAACATTGCAGTAGATGTTTTGCCCTTTAGCGTTCCAAGCTCTAAAACTTTTTTAGCGCCTGTTAGCTTAATTAATGCAGCAATAATCTCGCCTACCTCATCTTCTGAATCCCACGGGTGCGATTCATCTTTAATTGGTAGCGGCTCAAGCCCGTAAATTTGCATAGGCTCAACCGCTTCAGCTTTTACTTTAATTGCTTTCTTTTTAGGTTTTTCGGCTTCGGCTGAAACAACCTTTTTACTTTTTATTTGCGGCATACTTATTCGATGTTATTCGGTTTATGAAGTGAATGTGCTGCTTGCCACTTTCGGCAAACCATTTTTTTAAAAGTCTATCGAGCCACTCAACATAAAACAGGGGCGTAAATCCTTGCCCGCCGTAATATGATTGTAAATAGAATCGCTCTGTTATTTGTTCAAACGATAAACGGCGTTGCATTGCAAAATATATATAACCGTTTTCGCTGCCGTCGGTATGCCCCGCCGCAATAATAGCGGGGTCAATTCCTAATTTAGCAAGGGCTACATTCATATATAGTTCGTCGGGTTGCCCGCCGCCCCACTTCATACGCAGCTTATTAACTGGCAAAGGATTGTTATAATAAAGCTCTTTAGCCGTGTCGTATAAACGTTTGGAGGCTTCGCCCTTGTGTATATATTGTATCGAGCTATTAATCGCTGGTAGCGTAGCCGTATCGCTTAATTCGAAATGCTGCCATATATCGTCTGCCCACGCCCATTGCATTGAGGGTATTGCACGCCCTTGCTGTATGGTGTGATAGCCTACGGTATGGCTTATGTAGTGTTTACCCGCGTTGATTAATTTGTTAACCATAGGCTCTAAATCCTTTAGCGCTACGGCATCAACATCGAGGTAAATGTTATGTTCAAAGGGTAGGTAATCGTAAAGATTAATCTTGAGTTTAGCGGGGTCTAACTTGCCGCTTGTTGTTAGGTGTTCAGGGTTTATCTTATTTACCGAATCGACGTAATCGGCAAGCCCGTTAGCATAGCCATACACCTTATCGGTATCGTCCACGAATAGGGCTATTTTAAGCGCGCTATTGAATCGCTTAATTGAAAACGCTAGGTTATAAGCCGCACCGTAATAGTGCGGTTTACCAAACGCAAAAAGCACAACCCCGACGTTTAACGGGGCGTGCTTCTGTAGGTTTGACAAATTAGCTGAAGATTCCCGCTGGTGCATTGTACTGAGTTGGGATATCTTTATCGCGCCATGAGAATGTTACCTCGTAGCGCTGAAGCTCGTTATTCTGCTCGGGCAAAATAAAGTTAGCGCTCGTTGTAATACCCACGGGCGGGTCGATAAAAATAATCTTACCACTATCACACATATACGCCATAATCCAACCGACGCGGCGGTTGTTTACATCGTTCCAAAACAAATTGTTTTCGTCCGTTACGTTGGCATCGTATAGCGTGGCGGTGCGGTCTTCATTAATACGAATCGGTGTACCGCAACCGATAGGAGAATCTACCGTTACAGGCGAACCAGCAGGCAGGGCGAAACGAATATCCTCAATCAAACGGGCTTCTCCGCTATCTAAGTAGCCTTGTATTTCTGTCGCATTTTCAGGGTTAGCCACAGTTACATTACAAGCTCCTACGATAATCGCAGAAACACCGCCGAGTTTATACTCATTGCAGTCCACCAAATTATGTTCGAGTAGCGATACATCGCAATAGGAAACGCATCCCATAATTTAAAAGGTGTTTATTGTTTCGGCTTCGGTTTGATAGGTCGTAAGCCTGACACCTAAAAAAGGATTGCTCAAATGTTCCCCAAATTTACAAATTATTCTTGATATAAATTTATGTTATCTTGAGTAAGTAGTCTATCGCTATCCTGTGCAAGTATAAACGGCTCAGTATCTATATCGAGTATAGAAGGTAGGCAATTCGCATCGACGCCAACACAAACAGTCTTACGCACCTTATCGCGCTTATTATATAAGTCGATTGTTAAAGCGCCTAAATCGTCGGCGTTATCGTATTCAATGGTTGGAAACTCGTTATCGGCTGGGAAAACCGTGTCGCCGTTTATATAGCAGTTATCGAAATAGAAAACAATCGAAAGAAAATCGAAAACGTATTCGGGCAAGCGCCCAAAATAATAACTCAATTTCTTTTTGCGGTCTACGTATGAAGCCTGCCAACGTCCCGAAGCATATCTAAATAAATCCGTATCGGTATCGTATTGCGCCTGAAAGCGTCGCCCCTCTAAACGAATGCCGGGTAAAAACGATGTACCGTTAAAGCCTAAACCAAATTGATTTTCGCCGTTGCACCCTTCAATCTTAAAGAATCTGCAATCGTCTGAATAATCCCCTATGCTGATTAGGTCGCTATACATATCGTACTTAGCTGAGTTCTTATCTATACGCACGGTTATACGCTTAACTGTTATTTCGCCATTGAGCGAAGCACCAAACTGAGAGCCTAATAAACTTACTTGTCCGCTTTGAGTTACTGTGATTGTAAAGTTGTAAGTGCCTGACGTGCTTATTGCGCTGCCATAGTTAATGCCGTCAACTTGCAAACGAAGCCTTGCATTGCTTATTGATTCGACTTCAATCTCTACATAATAAGTACTGTTTTCGCATAGCTCTGTAATGGATACAAGCTCTGTTTGGTTGCCTATTGCAGTCAAATCGATTTGAGCCTCACCATTGCCAACGTTCCAATCGTCCGAGCCCACAACGGGTGTAGATGTCCAGCCTACCGGAATGCGTGGCACGCTATTGAAATACGGATTGTAAATGAAATACTGACCGCACGTATTGGTACAATAGTCCGCAATCGCTAACCGATAGCAGCCTGCCTCGATTTCGTAATCAGCTAAGTTGATTCCACTGGTTAGGTATTGGTTATTAACAGTGCCAACTAAGTCGAGCCTTTTAACTACTGCTAATGTAGTTGCATCCACAATGCCAGCGAATAATGCGCCGTTTGGAACAGGCACAACGCTGTCAACTGAGAATGAACCATCGAACGGCTGTGCGCCGTTTGTAAAGTTAATTCCTATAATCCCAGTAGTTAAATCGAATGTGGTTAGGTAAATGCTATGTGTGCCCGGTGTTGTTATGGTTTCCGTAGTTCCTGAAACAATTGAAACATTCAGCTCCCCAACAATATCGTAAACGGTTACAGTAAGCAAAAAATATTGCACCACATCAAACCGAGCATAAAAAGCTACATAACTTCCCGTACTTGTTCCATTCGCAGTTATTGTCGAACCGCTTTGAGTCCAGTCATCAATAACCGTTTCAAAAGTCCTATCGGCAAATTCACATTGACCAGCTTCGAGCTGCCAAAATAGTTGGTCATTGAAATCCACCAACTGCGAATACTCCGAGCCACAGCCCTCGCAGCCTTCAGGCAAAACAGAATTGAAGATTATCGGTTGGTTAGGTATCGAGGTATAACTCATGGCAGTAGTTTATTTGAACGTAATTCGAATTGCGCATTCTTGCGCATCACTGATTCAATCTGAATGTTTTTAATGTAGGTAGGTGAAACCGCAAGCGCGTCGTCTTTGCGCCCTAATAAGATAGGCTTCGAGGTTTCGCTTGTGATAGCGTTAATCTCCGCCATGCTTAACGGGCGTTTAAACTTGTATAGGTAGGCTTGCACATCGTTAATATCTACGGGCTGTAAATCGGGGCTTTGAAAATTTGAACCCGAGCCGCTGAATAATGTAGCATTTGCAAAGCCTGAAAGAATGCGCATATACATCGGACCAACCGTAGAAGCTCCTGTTACATCGGTGTAAATCCTTTCGCCTTGATTGCAGTAAAAGGTAGCGGTTGCTGTAGCTAATAAATTTACATTGCCTGTTACGGGCGTGCCGCTCACTTCTTGAATTACAGCCGAGCCGTCGGGTTCATATCTTTTTATTTGTGCTATTATTGTTCTGTTTCCAAACGCGCCCGTAAGTTGGTCAAGAAAAAACGAAACGTTAAACGTGTAAATACCGCTAAAGGGTATTAGATAAAATTGACCGTTTAAATTGTTTCCAGCATCCGATAACTCATTATTCCAATCAGGGAAAACGCCATTAAACTCACTAAATGAAGTTGAGGTTGTGTTTATAATTTCCCAATCTTGAACGGGCGTAATTAATACCGTAGCACTAAAAGGCGTTAACGTTGGGTCGCCTTGATTAAAAAAACCATTCAGCGAATTAGGAAAGCCATTTAACCAATTACCCGAAACGCTTTCATTCGAAAAGTTTAGGTTATAAAATGGAATCGTTAGCCCCGGCAAATTATAGAAGCGCGCCGAAAATGAATCGGGCGAAAAACCACTATCATAATTACTTTGAATTATTACGGGGCTTAATTCATGGTCTTGACTATTGTATCGTAATATATCCTCAATAACGTTATGGTCGAATATTACGTCGCTCGTTTTTAAATTAAGTACATTCGATGTATTGCACTCTCCAACGAATCCAAATGTTTCATCTCTAAAGCCTAAAAATTGCGGCTGAGGAAATAGGCAAAAGCCTTCGCCGCCGTTACATTCATTCGGGAATAGGTAAGGGTTCGCGCCAAAGTTAACCGAAGCATAAAGCCGCGTTGTATCGAACTTCATTTCGATTTCGGGCTGGTCATATAAATTAACCGAAGGCGTGCTTTGTTGGAAGTAGCTAACGGGTTCAATGCGTAACAAAGGTCGCCCGTTCGCTTGCCGCTCGAAACCCATGCCGAGGTTTAACTTTTGCTTCAGCACTAAATAAACTTGCTCGAACGTGGCGAACATTTCAATATCCGATTTAGTGCGCAATACATTGCCCTGAGTATAAACAGTTGTATCGTAATTCGGATTTGAATATGCGAATAGGTTAGAATCGAAGTCTATTAACCCGTCGCTCATGCACGTTACCAAATGCGCAAACACATCGTAAATGCCATAACCAAAAGCCCAGCTCGTATAATAACTACCAGTTGAGGGGTCAAATACATACAGCCGCCTAACCGTTGGCGGTGTTATTGGGGTGTCATTCTTTGACCTTGTTAAGCGTAGCGAAAACGGTATGCTTTTATTGTTATTTATCTTCGTGCTAAACGTTTCATCGTACATTTTTGTTTTAACCTGACAACGGTCTAAAATAAAGTTGCATTCGGTAACAATTAAATAGCCGTCAACTAAACGCTCCCATGTACCCGAACTGCATAAGTATTGAACCGATAAGCGAACTAACTCACAATAGCCCGAGGTTGCTAACTTATCGTACAAATAGCCGAATACATCGCCGCCAAAGATTAACTCATTATCAAAGGAAACTATACGCGCTCCTATCGCATCGTCCTCGGTAATATTTATCCCGAAATCTTCAGGGTTCAAAGGTTGCCCCCTATCGAGGTTATCGATTAAAAATTTTAATTCAGATGCCATGAGTAACGCGAATCGTTGCCATTAATATTTACAATAGTACGCTGTTTGCTCATTGTCTTATTCAGCCTATCGAGTTTTTTCTCCATGCCTTTGCTATTCAATGAAGCGTTAACAATTACGTTTTTATCCTTTTTACCCATGTAGTAATTTAATGCAGGGCGAACATACCTTTCATCTATTAAACGTTTAAACGCCGCGCTCGATGTATTCAAAGCGTCGAGTTCAGAACGGTGGCGCGTTACTGCATTGCGGTTAACAACAAACTCACCGCGTTCGGCTTCGATTAACGTACCGCCCGCGTCGTGGCTGCGACCGCCTACAATACCGCCTTTTTTATATTTTGGCAAAGGCTTAGATATAACGATACCCGCTTGTATTAAACCTTGCGCAAGAGCGAAGGCGCTGAAAGGTAAACCAAATGTTTGAGGGCTTGCGGCAATAGACTTAGAAACCGCAATCGATGTATTTAAGGCGATTTCAAATAATGCCGTGGCTCTATCTAACTTAGCTTGTTTAATTTTTTCGGCTGCTATTTTACGACTTGTTCTTAATTCGCTTGCCTCGCGCTGTCTTTGTTTATCATACTCGCTTTGCGCTGAATTATTGATAGCCTCTATTTCTGCTTGTGATTGCGCGTTAATTTGTTCGATACGAGCTTGCGATTGTTCTTTGTAAATATTTAAAAGTCCTGAAATAATTTCGCCAGTTTGTTGAGCTATTTGTATTATTTCCTCTAATTCAGCTTCACGGTCTTTTTTACGTTCGGCTGCATTTTTTTCTCTAAATTCTTTTTTCTTATTGAATATCTCAAGTTCGGCGGCGTTTGTAATGGCTTGTCGTTCGCTTTCGCCCGCCTTTATTATTTCGGTTTCTAATATCGAACCTTCGGTAACTCCTTTCAGTTTTTCGCGCTGGCTTAATTCCGAAGCATCCAATTGAGCTATCGCCCTTTGTTGTATTAATTCTATTTCTGCATTGCTTACATCCTCAGACGTTGCTAACCCTTGTTGGTTTAGTAATTGTATTTTACTAAACGCGGCTTCGGCTGCACTTACTCGATTTGCTGCTAATGTTTGAGCAAGTAACGCATCCTGTTTCAATAGTTCCTCGGTAACATTGCCCACCGCTATTTTAAGCGCGTCGTATTCCTTTTTCGTTTTCTCAGCCGCTTTTTGGTTTCTCTTATTCGCCTGTTCAGCTTTATCGGCTAAATCATTTTCGAACTCAATAATTTCAGCGATTGAATTAGTACGAATATTCGAAGCTCGTTTTGCTCCAGCTTCGATAATTTGCGCTCTTTGTTCCTCAAATTTACGTTGCTCAATTTGTACCGAACCAATTAAATTACGTTCATCGCCTGCGAACTTTTCTTGTATCGCTTTGATGTTTTCGTTATACTTAGTTCGCGCATCAGTTAGCTCGCTTAATGTTTGTAATTGATTCTTACGCAAATCCTCGTTAACCTTTACTTCTACTTCGGCACGTTTAGCAGTTGCATCCGTTATGTTCCCTTGTGCTTTTGCTAACCTAATCGCTGCAAGCTCTTGTTCGGCTGCGGCTTCGGCAACGCTATTAGCTACGTTTTGATTTGCTTCAGCGAGTTTATTAGTCGCTTCGCTTGCGTCCTCGGTTGCTTCAGTAGATGAGAATAACTTTTCAATTAGAAACCCTAAACCAACAACCAACGCTCCAACACCCGTAGCCGCTAAAGCTATTCTAAAGGCTTTTAACGCGCCCGTAGACGTTCCGACTACCGTTGTATAGATTGCTTGCTTTGCGGTTAATATAGCCGTTTTAATTGCGCTTTCCTCGAGCAATAGGTTTGCTATTTGCTGCACGCCGTTAGCGACCGCGATAGCGCCCTGAACTTTTAAAATAGCCTTTTGTAAATCCTCACTCTCATTACCGAACAAAGCCGCCGCACCTTGTGCAACCTCAAACCCCGCTGCCAAACCTTGCGTAGCTTGCACCGCTGCATCGAACTTAAACGTATCGGCAGCAAGGATTCTAACCCGTGCGCGCGTATCGCCTATTTGGTCTTCGAGTTTAGCGGCTGCGATTAATAGCTGGGTAAACTCTTTTGTATTCTCTTTACCTTGTTGCTCGAGTAGCGTTAGTTCCTGTTTTAAACCGCGTAGCTGACCCGTTAATGATTTGCCGCTCTTAGCTAACTTTTCAATCGCATTCGTATTACTATCGAGAGCCTTTTTAACTTCGCCCCCACTAAATGCAGCGGCGGCGCTTTTGGCGGCGTCCTTAAACTCGGTTGCAATCTTATCGGAAGCCTTTTGAGCTGACTTAACCGCCTCGTTATTTACCTCGTTAATCTTATTAACCGTGGCTTCGAGGTCGCCCGCGTCGGCTTTGTACTTAATTAAAACTTCAGCCATTTTGGTGTTGCTTATAGAACACCTCAAATTTAATCAAAAAAACGTCAATATCGGACTGCATCAATTCTTTAAACTCGAGAACATTACCGCCCGCGATGTGCATCACTTGTTCGCGGAACTTATCTTGCGCTTGCTTTGCCCTTCGTCCCGGTGAGAACTCAGCGCCGCTAACGTTTCGTGTAGCTTTTGAATTTGCACTCGGTTGTAATCCCATAATGTCGTTAACTCTTCGGGCGACATACGTAACAAGGGTTTCAGCGGCTCTATATCCAAACCTGTAAAAAAATCGTGCGACCCCTCCTCTGCCATCGCTTCAAATAGTTTTAGTTTCGACTGGTGTATATCGGGGTTAATAACCGCAGGGTTTTCGTCCGAGCGTATTACCCACGTTGCGGCAATGTTCAACAATAGGTCGCGGTGTATAACCGTGTTTTGCCTTTCACGAATTACGTGTATGTAGGTAGCAACTAAAGCGGCGTTGCGTGGGTTCGTTAAACCAGCGCCTAAAGCCTTTTCCATTTCGGTTAGTATTGCTTCCATTTCAGAACCCGATAAACCGCTACTTAATCGCTCAAGCAAGCTCATGCTCATTGCAAAGCGTTCGAGCGGTAACGATGTTTCTTTTGGAAATCGGTAATAACTAAATCCGTCCTTTGTGAATAGTTGTACTAAGTTGTATTTAGGTAGTTCGGGGTTTGCCTTATTGCGCGAAAATATGGAGCGCAGTCGCCCGCCTAATTTGCTGAATGATGTGGTCAATGTCATTGTTTACTTTTATGATGCTACCGCTACGTAGCTGTATTATACACTTTTCATCTTCGCCGCTGAATACGTGGCTTATATCGTTTACGTTAACGAGAACCTCAACGAATCCAATATCGCGCTCACTTAATTCGCGTAGGGTTTCATCCTCGGTATCGAGCGATTCGGTCAGGAACGCTTGGCAGAGGATGAACCCAGTCATATCTAACTCCAATAGTCGTGCGGGCATTGTGCATCTTTTACACGCGTTTTAGCGGGTAAGAAACAGCCGCACTCATTACAGACGTTTAACAACTTATTGCGATGCTGGCATAGGTTACAAATAGGCGTGCGCGTTTCGCTTAATGCGTTCGCTTCCTTGTTCGATGTTACCCAAAGATACCAACCGTGAATTATTGATTTTATCCGTTGCATTCTACGCACTCCATTAAGTTAATTACTTCGGGTTCTTCGCTTACTATTTCAATATTTGCCACGCTAAAGCTAATGCAGTCGTATTCCACATCACAAACCATTAATTTATTGCACCCGGCTAACTCGAGCGTGTAGCCCTGCCCGTTATCTATCTTAGCGCCCGTAATGGTTAGCAACCCGTCAATATCTGATTCAGCGTTAAACACTTGAATCTTATTCGTGGCATTGCTCTTTAACGTTATTGTGTAGTTAGTTTCGGGTTCTACAAATCCGAACGCTATACCGCCATTACAGTAAGCTACTTGAATGCCTGAATCGAAACAAGGTGAACAAACGCTCATAAATATCTTTTAAGTATTGCGTTCACAAAGTAACGAAAACAATCTAAATAGTCGGCACGCTCAGAAATGTTTTTTCGATTGCTCTTTATTATTTGCCCGTCCGCGTTGCATTGCACTTGCTTAGCATCGAATACGAATCCCTTACAGTTTTTACTATTAACACGTATATCGAGTTTTTTGAGCGCCGTGTTACAATCAATACGACTGTTAACGTGGCGCGGGTTTGCTGGTATTATTATTTGGTTATCGGCTAACTTGAGGCGGCGTTTAATCTGAATATATGCGCTCGAGTTATCGCGTTCCTGTATTGTACCGCCTTTGCCCATTGCGTCGCCTGTTATGCGTATTAAGCCCGTTGGTATGTTCAATGCTTCGACCGCATCGCAGAAAGCGTCTATCGAGCCGCGCTCTATCTTTATTTCATCCACTACCGTAGCCGAACTGCCAACGTTTTGAATCACCAAAGCACAAAGAGGGTTAATGTTAAAATCGACGCTTATAAACGTCGGTAAGTGCGCGTTATGTGTTACACTATCGTCTATATGCTTTTCGTCGCTCCACGCGTATAGGAACGGGTTTGCAACGTCGTCTAATACATCCCAATCGCCCTCAACGAAACGGGCGTATTGAATAGGCGGCAATTCCTTTAAGGCTTCGAGGTATTCGGGTGCGATGTGTGGGTTATCCGTTATACGGCTCGGTATGTACACCCACCGTTCGGGTAATGTGTTTTCGCGGTATCGGTTGTATATAATCGACTTAACCCAGTTCTGAGCTGGGTTGCACGTTGCGAGGCAAACGATAGGCGGCTTGCCGTGTGCCTTATTCCAACTGCCGATACGTTCCTGTACTTTGTAAAATGTTACTTCCTGCAGTTCGTTTACTTCATCTAAGCCCGCCCCGTTAATCTCTAAACCTCGAAAGCGGTTAAGGTCTTTGTCGTCATCAAAACTTTCAGCCATGAACATAAGCTCCGAGCCGTTTGTGAATGTTATAACATTCGTTTCCCTATTCCAGTTCTTAACATAGCTACTTACCCCGTCCATCATTATAGAGGCAAAGCTCGGGAACGTGGTACGCTTTAGGTCGGGTAGGCTTTTGCGAATAACCGCCCACCGGCTACGCGGGTAAGTTAAACAAAGTGAGGTTAGCGTTAAAAGTAACCAATACGTTTTACCGCCTCGAATCGCGCCCCCGAAAACAATAACTCTTTTATTTCCATATAGGGCGTGCTTATATGCTATCGTTTGCGTTTCGGTTAACTTAAACCTCATTCATTCGGCTGGCTCGGTTCGGTCAATACAATAACAAGCGGCTCGGTAGTTGTTATATTATTGTCAATGCTTTGCTTCGGCTTACCGTATGCGCGGTCTAATAACAACTCCGCAGCCCTTACGTCGCCCTTTGCTGCCCTTGCGCGTATTGCTTTCAATATAGCTTCGCCTGCCGTTATGCCGTCTTTTTCTTCGCCTAATACTTCGGCTAATAGCTTATCGAGTTCGGGTAGCTTACGCGGTCGCCCGTTAGGGTTTCCACTCTCACCCTTCTTCCATCGTGGCTCTATCTTTCCTTTTCCTTTGCTTGGCATAGTTCGTTGTATTTACGTTGTTTAATCAAGACCAACAAAAGCCTTTAAAGGATAGAAAATAAGGGAATTTCTATAACCGCCTTCATGCGTTGGTATTATAGGTGTAACGCCGTGAATATTGCGCCATGCTGGGTAAACGAGTATAGAATTGTCTTGCTGACCTATTGTAGCATCGTAATCAGGAATGTGTAAATCACCTCCTTTAGAATTAAACTTTTTGCAGATTATTACATTAACAGCACCTACAATATTAGCAGTATCTTTATGGAATGGAGCGGATATATTATAATTTGATATTGAACTTGTAAACAAATTACCAAACTTCCATTTCTCGTTTACAGATTTGAATAGTTCTAATTGCTGCTCATATTGTTTTGGAATTATTTCTTTAATTAGTTTTTCGCTTTCTTTTGCCAATAACAACATGGCTTTTATAAATGTTTGCGCTGTTTTGACTTCGTGGACAGATTGTATAGCAGGATAAGGCATTCTCATATGTGGCTTTGGCGCTCTTGAACCTAACAAAGTGCTATATTGAGAAACCCATTCTTGACCTCTTTCATTAGCTTGTTTTTGTGTACCTCTATTCATTTTACTTTTAGGCACATTTTTGCTTCTAAATTCTGCATTTGCTAAGTCAGCAAGTTTGCACATCTTTTCTGGCATTTTCGTAAGATAGAATCCTACAGGCTCTCCATCAGCATACAATACACAATCTTCAATTACATTTGGCTTAATGTATTCACAAGAATCACCAATCTTTCGATTATGAACAACTTGAATTAAATCAATTCTTTTCATAGCAGAAAATATTTGTGCAGGCAGGAAACCAAGATTTTTGCCAAGTGTCATAATCTCTTGACTTATACTTTGCCGTATTTCCTATTTCAGCAACTTTGTATTTTTTTTGCTGCATTTCAATAATATTCCAAAATCTCGGTAAACTATCGTCAATGTCAAAACTCCATTCATAAACTAATTTCTTGAATACCTTGTTAGTATTTTCTAATATAAGCATTTCAGCTCCTTCAATATCCATCTTACAACAATCAATATTTTTTGACTCAGCTTCAAAATTTAAGCATGGTACTTTAATTCCTTTATTATTCCACTTTTTTACAATTGAATTTCTCCATACATTTCCATTGTTACCAATGAACAAAATGATTTCTTTCGTGTCGTTATGAACTAACGCAGCTTGTTTGATATTTGCATTAAATCCATTTAATTCAAGATTCTTTTTTATCATTTCGCAGTTAAAAGGGTCGGGTTCATAAACAGTAACCTTTGCTCCTTTTGAGCAAGCCAATAAAGTAAAAGCACCTACATTACCTCCACAATCCATCCAAGTTTCGTCTTTTTGAATTGTCATGCCTTTTTTTAAGTATACTTCATTTCCTAAGACTTCTTCAAAGGTTTTTAAATCTGACATTCCATCACGGTGGTAAAATTTAATTCCATTTATTTCCCCTTTACCCAACTTCATATTTTTTCCTTTTCAGCTTTTAAATACTCCATTATCATACCGCCAACATATCCGCCACGCTCACGCCAAAACTTTACCAGCGCATAGGCTTCTTCATAATGCTCGGCTTCAAATTCTATTTGTATTGCCTTCTTAACACCATCAGTCATATCTTCAAGTTGTTGAGATACATCCTCATCGTCAAGTATTGAATAATCAACGTCGCTTGCGAATTGAGGAACGTCCAACCCCCACTCATCAAGCTGCTCGGTGTCCCATTCGTTTTGCAGCATCGCCCAATCCCACTCGCCGCCGCTTACATTATCCTTAATTATAAATTCGCGCTTTTGAGCCTCTGTAAGCTCGCTTGCCTTCATAACGTGCACTTGCTTTAGCTTGGCAGCTTTGCACGCCTTAAAACGCATATTACCGCCCAAAATAACGTTATTCTCGTCCACAACTATCGGACGATACTTTAGCATATCTGGAAACTCCTTAATCGATTGCACCAGCTTATCGAACTTTTCGTCCTTAATAATGCGCGGGTTATTCGGGTTAACCGTTAACTCAGATATCTCTATTATTTCTACGCTCATTTTTTGTAATCGCTAAATTTTTTGTTTCCCATCTTTTTTATGAAATGCTTTATATTGTTGCGATACAAACCTACTTTTTTATTTGGGTGTATTGCTGCCAATTTATCGTCTTGCTCAATATCATTATATCCTAACGCTATCATTTCATCGTAATTAGGAAATACGTCGCTATGCCTGTCGCTATTTACATCGATTAGGTGGTCTTCTTTTCCTCCGTATGAATATATTATAACAAAGTTTGTTGGTATTTTATTCGCAAGAGTTATTTTGAATAAACTAACTTCTTTAGTGTATGAGTAAAAGTTTACTAATGGATTCGAATTTGTTATATCAATCCATGCCATAGCGTAATCCATGCTAAAAAAGTCCCCAGCATCGTGAATCCGTATGTATTTGCCTTTATATTTTCCTTTTGAAAGTTCAGCATTCATTAACTTCTTAAACTTAGGAAGCTCATTTAATACAAGCTCCAATTTTTCAACGTGCGATTTAAGTACGTTTTTGAATTTATAAGTACCGTTCTTTGCGTAACAAAAAGCTGCGCACGCGCCTGCATTTGGGCAAGTATTGAATTTCTGCCCGTTTGTTAACGTTACCCAATGCGCTGGCAAAGTCCAACCGTAAATACCTGACTTACGCAAATCGCTATTTTGAGTTAACAAATTCATCGCTTGTTTCTTGCTTTGCGGTACTTCTCAGCCTCTGCATAAGCAATCGCTGCTGCTTGCTCGTTTGAGTAACCTTCGCCTATTAGCTTGCGAATGTTCATGCTTATAATCGTTTGCGTATCTCCTTGAAATAGTGGCATAGTGTTACAAATTTACAAATTATAAGTGTCGATTCGTTTCTTAACCATTTCTATAAAGCGTTCCATCATTGCCGCGTAAAATCCGTTAAAGTCCTTATGACCTTCGGGCGCGTGTTCAAAGAGAACGTAAAGGGTTGAGCGTAACCGTTGGCTCGGTGTTTTGCTTCCGAGTTCGGCGGCATCAAGTTTAAGGTTATTTAATAGCTGTTCGTCGTTGTAATTGAATTGTTCGCCCTTAAATGCCATAACACCCACGCCGCCCATCCATTGACTAAATAGCGCGCTCGTTTGTTCGGGCGTTAGTTCCTGCGTTCCGATTGTTACTTTAATCGTTTTATCGCGGCGCGTGGCTACTGATTCAATCGCACACGGTATGGTTAATAGTTTAGCATCCATACTCGGGGTCGTGTTTCTTTGATTTGTATTCGAGCTTTAAGCCTTCGAGGTATGCGCGAACCATTGCCGTAATCTTTTCGCGGTGCGTTTGCGGTACGCGAAAGCATAAAGTCGATGTTTGTTCGCCGTATTGCTTCGACCTGCCAGCACCCTCACGGCGACCACCACGCTTTGAAATCGGTTTCGGTGTTGCTTCCATTGCTGCAAATATACTCATTTTTTGATTATGTTTTGCAAATTTATACCGTGTTTTTTTAGGAGCTTTAACCATTCGAGCGAACGCTTTAAATACATTCGGTATGCTATCGAGGTGCGCGGCGCGTTCATTAATTGCGCTGCATAGCTTCGATGTGTTTTAAGCGTGTCGGTGTAATGCGTAACGCCTTCTTTAAATTCGCCCTGCCCGGGTTCGTGGTTTGTCATGTAATCAATTATGCGTTCCTCGGTGGTCATTAAAACGGTGTAAAATCAAATGTTTCGTTAGGTGCTATTGCGGCTTCCTTAACTGGTAGAAAAGTGCTGCCAGTATTGCCGCCGTTATCTGTAAAGTGAGTTAGCGTTTCATTATGCTTAAATCGTACCTCGCCCGTCGAGCCTTGCCGATGCTTTTCGAATAAGTAAAAAACATCATTCGTATAAGGCGTGCCGTTATCTTCAGTAAGCGCGTAGTAAGCTGGTCGCCAAACGAACATAACCGTATCGGCATCCTGTTCGATGCTACCCGACTCGCGAAGGTCTGAAAGTATCGGTCGTTTATCG